ACATCGGCTACAACAATGTAAGTTTTATTGGGATCAGGATAATCCCAAATCCAATAAGCATCCTCTGCACCACGTTTTTCTTTCGGTTCACAAACATAAGTTTCTCTATACCATTGAACTAATTCACCATCAATCACAGAACGACCGGATGCAAGAAAGTTTCCATCGCATTCTTGTTTTGCCAAATCTGGTCCAAGAAGAGCATCTTGTTCGTCTCTCCACGATTGGTCACGGTCTGGATGAACTTTCCATAATAATTCTATTGGATTAAATGAACTTTCTTTTAATGTTGCCTTAACCCACTGTTTATGGTAAAAGTTACCAACACCATTTGGGGTAGAGTTAATAATAGCAGTTCCACCGGTAGCAAGTGTTTGTTGTGCAGATGCCCATATTTTATCTATGTCATCAATAAAGGCGGCCTCGTCAATGATAAGAAGTGAAAGTGCTTCAGAACGAGCAGAGTCAGCGGCAGCAGAAACGGCTTTAATTTGTGAACCATTCCTAAAACGAAGTGAAAGTTTATTATCTTCTTGAACGCCGGTCTTCAACCAACTTGGAAGATTATCATACATAACACGAACTTTTGTAACCAAGTTCTTCGCAGTCTCCTGTTTCGTTGCAATAACAAGAATGTTTTTATCTTGATTAAACAACATCATCCAAAGTGAATAACCTGCAATAAGAGTAGAAATACCCAACTGACGAGATTTCAAAACTATGTTCCATCGGTTATTGTTAAATTCCTTTACAACATCTTCTTGAAACGGATATAATTCAAAAAGAATTTTGCCACGAGTTGGGTGTTGAATCTTTGCATACCTTTTCATAAAGTATACAGGATTAGACGCACATTTTGCGTATTCCTCTTTGATTATGTCTTTAAGATTTTTATTAGATTGACTCATTGAACTACTAAAATTATTCCAACAACAGATGCGGCACCAGTTAGAAACCAAAGAAATTTATTATCATACCAACGAGGTTGAAGTTCTTCATTTATCTTTTCAAGTTCTTTGCTTCTTTTTTGGCAAGCATCAATAATTTGATCACGATTTCTTAATTGTTTGAGAAACATATCATACCGAGATTGATATAAGTCTATTACAGTATCTTGTGCGTCAACTACTGTTTTTAGATAATCAACTGAATCTCTGATTAGTTGAATTTTATTTGCCAGTAACGTTATTTCTGTTTTATTGAAGCAGTAAACTGAATCTTTTTCGTTAGCAAACAAATTTGAGGTAAAAAAGATTAAAGCAAAAACATATTTCATAATTACTCACTTAAAAATTTATTGATATACTTGATTGCTTCGTTTGAATTTTTTATGGTAGGTTTTCTTTTTTTATTGAAAGAATTTTTGACTTCTTGTAAGTCACCTTTTTTAACATTCAATAATGAATCCATTTTATCGGCACGCCGTTTCAATTCTATGTAATCATATTGATATTTGTTTATCAATGCTTCAAGACTATCTTTTGTTTTCGTATACTGTCTTATATTATCGCCTTCAATTTTTGTAGCTATGAATATGAATAATATAACACCTATTGCAGTAAATGTAGCAAATGCCTTCAATATCATTTGTATTTTTTTATCAGTTTCCATAATCAATCCTTTGCATATGTTGAAACCATTTTTGCTCTACCACGACCGGTAGCACCTTTTTTTCTCTTTCGTGTTACGGCACTTCTTTTTTGTTTTGATGACATTGAAGCTGCTTTGGATGCCGGAACACATTTGGGATATGCTCTCTTACCACCTTTTCTGGCTTTACTACCAGCAGAAGCGCCACATGGAGGATGGCCACCACTTTTTTTCTTACGAGAAATATCAACCCATTTTTCTCTAAACCAACCTGTTAATCCACCACTGGGTTTCTTCCCTTCTATCAATACTGATACAAAGTATTCTCTGATTATTTCTCTAACTATATTTTCTGTGCATTTATTCATACACATAAATATGATTGTAATTCAAATTATACCAACCCAAGGCAATACTATTGCTGCACCATTTGATGAGTTTCCACTTATTGTTCCAGTTATTGTTTTATGGAAAACTAAAAGTGATGTACAAATTGCATTCAGATGTGCTTCGGCTTCACCCAAAACAAAAGAGTAAAATATATTGCCTCCAAGTGGACTCGGTGATCCGGGAACAGTAACCACTGGTCCCTTTACAGTAACAGTCATAGCCGGTTTATATGGCATTGGTGTAAATTTTGCAGATGCCCAATATCCCATAAAACCAATAGCCATTAAATTGTATGCAGATTGATTTACACCACGAGTAGTATCAGCAAAATTAGCATCTAACGCATTGTTTATAGAACTAGTTAAAAATGCAGTGTCTCCACTTATCAATTTTGCACCAAATATAGTTCCAGAAAAACCAACAGTAGACATTTGATATGCCTTTGCCATTATTTCAGCAAAAACTTTTCTGTCTGCAACAGCATTAGACTGAAGCAAACCTCTCATAACCGTTTTGTATATTCCAGTATTCATGTATTATGTTCTATCTATTGCACCTTTACCGGAACTTGGCCATCCAAAACGGCATGACCAATATCTGGCCTTGTGTCTTGGTCCAGGTGATTGACAATTATGACGAGCACGGAATGATTTTCTACGAGCAGCATTACTCTTTTTAATACGCATAGTTTTCTTTCCACCTTCGCCCTTGTGACCAAAATTAACTTTAACAACATTTCCATTTGATTTCTTAACATAAACAGAAAACTTCTTAGGTCCACCTGGTGTTCGGAAAGGTTTACCGAGAGAAACTTTTCTACCACGATATTCTGCCTCATTTACAGAAGCCAATCCACTTTCTTGTAAACCAAAATGTAGTTCTGTTATTTTACCACATTCATTTGTTCGATAACCTTCTAATTGATATGTTGGGTTTGTGATAACTTCCTTTACATTACGATACCCACCACCGGCTGCTTTATATGCCTTTACAAGGGCACCAGATGCATAAGCACTTGGCCATACTTTATATTTTCTTTTAATTCTAGACTTAATACTATTGTAAAGTTTTTTATTTGTTGGAACTGCTCGTTCAACAATTATTTGTTTCATACATTTCTCCTTTTTCTTTTTGGTGGTTCATCTATAATATCGTTATCATTTATTTCTTCGTAATAATCGATATGTTCCATTTTTCTAAATTTACTAGCAAATTGTTCTGATGCTACTGAAAATAATCCACCAACAACAATATAAAGGAATCCATCGAATATAAACTGTTCCACTTTTTTTTCATAAAAGGTAGAAAGTATTGCCATAAATATCATAACAAGAAAAGAAAAGAACATCATCACTCTTTTTGACGATATACTACCACCAATACCTCTGAAAGTGTCTGATATTGGATTAACTTTCCTCAACCCTTTCTCCCAAATCCCTTTCTAGTTGTTCTATGAAATTTTTTCTAAAATCGGCAAATTCTTTTTCTATTTTTTCCAAAAGTTCTTCTTTATTCAATGGCGTTTTCCACTTTTCATTATCACCGAAATCATTTGTAAATTCTAACCTTGATAATTCACTTGCAATTAGATCTTTATCTTTTTCTGCTTCTTTCAACCAAGCCAATGCATTTTGTTTTACTTTTGTTTTTTCATATTCATCCCATTTACCTTCGAGGCGGATTTTATGTTCCATATCAATAACACAATCAAAACACATCCCATGAATACGTTTCATTTTTTGATCCATTTTTTTTGGCATACCACAAGTGCAATCTTCTTTTGGACAATTTGGAAATGAATTTAGATACTCATGTAATTCTTGTTGCCATTCTTTTCCAAGTTTTATTTTATATCCATTTCTTTGTTCCCATTCATTCCCATCTTCATCAAACCACTTATCGCCAATTTTCCTCGAAAAATTTTTTTCTTTATCTTCTTCGGTATAACCAACTTGAACTCTCTCCTGAATTTCATGTTTTCCAGAAAGAAGTTTTTTAACATCATTAAGATTTTCAATTTTTAATTCCATAACATAACCTTTTATTTTATTATTTCGTTGTAAACTTTATTCCAAAATTTTCTTGTTATCATGTGTAATGGTCTTAAACCATTTTTATCCTTTTTACTCTCTTTCATTTTACCACGTTTGGTATTGAATTTGGAAACAACCATATTGAATATCTCCACATCAAACCAACCAAATATGGAAATGAAACGAGATTTTAATTCGGATAATTTAGCAGAACGGTCTGCCAAAGCAGCAAAAATACTTTTTGAACCCATTTCGCCAAACGATGGAATGTCATATCGAACATGATTTACTATCATGTAATAAACATAGGGATTCTGAATGTCTTTGTATGGTAAGTGACTACTTCCATTCCATTTCATCAATCGTTTGTAATCTTTTAATTTTGATACATCACCCTTGTCCACCGCATAAATTACAACGGTAGCATCTCCATCAAATTGTTCTATAACATTGGTTGCATGAAATGGTGTATTTGATTTTTGAATATGTTTGACATTATGACGACGCATTATTGCAAACTTTTCGTCATATGTTAATGGCTTTTCTATTGGATCCGTAATATCATTTGTAACAATAATAACATTATCTTTATCAAACTTACGGCAAATTCTTTCATATTCTTCACGATGATAAATTGCCATCGGTTGAAATTTACCAGGATAAAGAACAACAATATCCTTGTCCACTAATTCATTTTCATTGAATATGGCAAGATTCATTTCTTTTATCAATTTAAGAATCTTATTGTTCATTTTATATTTCCGGTTCGTCTGGCCAAACTATATTGTAAGGATCAGATTGTAATGTTATATCTCGAAGTGATTGACGATATATTTGCCATTGTTCTTTTTTTTCAGAATTTAATGGACTGTCTGATAATTGAGTCCAATCACATTCTTTTAATTTTATGGTTCTTATTTCTCGAATATGAGACCACTTATTATTTGATTCTATTTCAATTTCTAAATCCGTTTTTATTCTATATGTTTGTATTTCAACAACTTCTTCTTCTGTTATTTCATAATAAGTACCATCAGAAATGGCATTTTCTGGAATAGTTGTGGGTTCAAATCTATATGGAAACCAACCATATGATTTTAATGTTTCTTCGTCTAGTAAATAAAAATTTGAAATGTTTTTCCAATTCCTTGGCAACACTCTATTACTTTCTTTTACTATACCGTCTTCTACTAATGCATATTTCATCAAAAATTCCTAAATTTGTTTACATACAAATAAATATGATTACACAATCGAATCCCATAGTTTTTTCCAATCAATATAAGGATCAAGTTGTCTTTCATACCCCATATGTAATGCAAGTGATGGTATTGGCGTAAAGAGAGTAATTTCCCAACGCCAAATGTGATTGATGGTAGTTCCCTCTTGAATTTGATTCACCTCACCCCATTCGGTCATATATTCCGTTGCACACGTATAAAATCTACTCCAAAATTTACGGACAATTTCTGGATTACACATAAAAGTGAAAGTTGCATATTTGTTTGTTCTCCAATGTCTATTTTTACCAAGAACGATTCTTGATTCATCTATAAACTTTGCCATGTAATTATCTGGATCGTCGTATGGATGAATTGCAACTTCTGATCCTAAATTTTTCTTAAATGTTGAATATGAATCCACCATTTCAACTATTGCCGTTGGATAATGTAGGTAATCATCTTCAACAAAATAAACCAAATCTGCAGTAGATGAACGACCTCTATCGAATTGAGCATGGCCAGATGAGTTCCACCCACGCAATTCTAATGGATTAAATTCATAACTATGCCTTGATGTTTTGAAAATTTCATGCAATGAATCTATTAGTTTTTGGGATGAATGATCATCAAACCAAACAAAATGAATTTTTCCGTCATATTGTTCTGCAGATTGAATCAGTGATTTTACACATTTAATAACTAATGTTGTTTTATCAACACCACAGTATCTTGGAGTTGGATTTGCATGAATATCTATAAAACTATGTGTTCTTAAAACAATATCTAAACTCAATTTATTCGTATTCATTATTTAACATACCCTTCTGATAATTTGGTAAGTTCGTCTCGAATTTTTTTGAATGGGACATCCCATTCATTATACCGATCTTGTCTAAACAATTTAACAGAATTATACCAATTAGAAGTATCTCCCGGAACAACCCATGTATAATATGGCATGATAGGTGTAACCACCCATGTTGGTTTTCCAATAGCCCCGGATAGATGAGCAACTGATGTACATGATGTTATTATCAAATCACAACCAGCAATTATGTTTGCAGTCTCATCCCAAGATTTCATTTGTTCACGCATATCACCAAAAGGTAATCCATCTACAAGATTTTCGTCTCTTTGCAATGAATAAAATGTTGTATTTGGAATATCGTGAAGACCAATCATCAATTCTGGTGGAAATCTTCGATGTTGTTCGTCTTCAAATTCTGGAGAACCACTCCAACGAAT